GTTATCGTCAGCTGCGTTTTGGACATTACCCTTAACGACAAGTTTACCACCATCAATCTCGATGTCGATTTCGTTTTGTGCGAAACCTGCTACAGCGATCTCGATCGTGTAAGTAGTATCACCAGTCTTACGGATGTTGAAGGGAGGATAGTTGGGAATGTTCTTTGTCAAATCATCATGCAGTGTTTGCATGCGTTTGAATTGGTCGTCAAAACCAACAAAGAATTTGTCAAGGTCTTTGAATGCATCTTGTGAAAAGAATGCAGGAATGAATTGTTTATTCATAGTTTTCTCCTATTAAGCGAGTTAGTTAAATTGTAATGATACCCCGAAGGCATATCGATCCTGCTTACTGTAGTACAGGGACACCTTATCGTAGTGCCAGCCTTAAGACGCTCCTAAGGTAGTAGAGTCTTTACGTTCCCATCCCGAGGGATGCAAATTTATTTAGGCAGCAGGTTGTTCTGCTTGAGCAGCCTGCGCAGCTTTCACAAGTTCATCGACTTGTGGATCGCCTTGTTGTTTAATCTTACTTACCAAAGCAACAACTTCTTCAAAAGGATGCTTACCCAAAGTACGAAGAATCATATTTACTTCATCAATAGTCAATTCAAGTTTAATCATTTCGTTTTTTCCCGATATTATATTTAGGTACAAGTTCCCACTGGTCTTTCTCTTTGTAGGAAACCACTTTAATTTGAGATAGCGATGCTTTCTGTTCTGCTTTTGTTGCAACCAGAATCTTCAAGAGTTCCCAGTCTTGCAACAATGCAGCGATTGCATTGCGTCTCTCAATATCACCAGAAGTGATATTCGATTCTTTACCGTCCAAAGCAAATAGTTCTTTGAAGTGAACGATAAAGTACCTACCTTGCTTATGTAAAATATGGCAAGATTGGTAAAGTTTCTTTTCTTTTCTGGAAGCGATTCCGATGCGAGTAAGTGTCTCACGAACCTTCAGAAAGTTATCTGGTTCTGGTAGTGTCACTTCAAGCATGGACTCTGGTGTCCAGTCGTAGTAAATCATTTCAACGCTCATCATTTTCCACCTTTATATAGTTTTTCTTTTATCAGGTCAAGCTGGACATCAGACAAAACGCCTAGTGCCTGTTTTGCCTTCTCCATAGAATAACCATAGTATTCCATCACAAAAGATAATGAGTCAGTCTTAGCATCTTTCTTAGCCCATTTACTGAATCTTTTCTTACGTGGTATACTATTTAGCAAAAAGAAAAATTGCCACTCTTTAGGTATAGAATAATGACGATTCATTTCGTTCGCATACATCACAGTGTCTGGGAACTGAGATAAACCTTTATTCACCATCCAAGGCTCGTAGTCTTTGTTAGCCTGTGGATCTTGAAATAGATTCTCCTTGGTATCGTTGATTGCATTAATAAAATCGAATGGGCTCATTTTTTAAGCACCCAATCTTCTGCAGCGTCTTCGGCATGTTCAAGTGTGTCGTAAGATTTTGCAAAATCTTCTTGAGTATTTCCATCCCAGAAAACAACCATGTATCTACCATTGGCGGTTTTATATACTCTGGCGTTTAACATACCTTCAGTGTAATCACTAATCATACATCAAACCCCACTTCCTTCAAATTTTCTGGTGTAGCTGCATATCGCTTACCTGGAAATCGTTTCTCTAAATTTGCTTCAAGTTCTTGACGTGTAGTACCTTGTGCAATAAAAGTATTTTCTGGCAGCGAGTAAACGAAGTAACCATGATCATGCTTTTCAATCTTGATCGGCTGGTACTTCTTTTTCATTTCCTGAAGTTCGTCATCCAAACTTTCTTCTTCAGACAGATACTGTTGTACTACTCGCTTAGCGTGACGTTCTCTGGCATTCCAACCAGCCACTGCACCCATTAACCAAGCTACTGCTAAGAAGAATATGAAGACAATAAAGTCTAATAGTTCCATACATCCCTCACTTAAATTTGCAGTTTGCCATAATCTCAGTCAAAGCTGCCATGATATTTATCTCTTGGTCAGCCACGAATGCTGCTTTATATTGATAGTCTGCAAGAATAAGAACCATCTGAGGGATGCTTGCTGGTTCCATATTTGTAGTTGCATTATCATACAACTCACGGAACAATGGAGCAGTACCCAACTCTGAGTTCTTAGCAACCCATGAGCGCACTTCCTTGAAGTTCTTTTCCTTCAAGTCACGTACAAGTTGCTTGTAAGATTCTTGGCTGGTGTTAACCAGAATGCCAGAATCAATCTTACCCGAGACAGAATAACGCTGCAGTTCGTTCAGAACACGACGATAGTCAGGGAAGTGTTTGATGATGAGTTCTGAAACTACCTTGGGATCAAACTCAACATTTTCGTTCTTGAGAATTTGCATAGCACGTTTCATAAACGTACCAGCAATTTCCTGCTTGTCTTTAGTATCAATCTTAAACTCTACAACAGCGCATCGGCTATGCAGAGGCTCAATGATTCGATTCTTGAAGTTACAAGTAAAGATAAAACGACAGTTATTGGAGAACTGCTCAATCATAGAACGCAACGCTGGTTGCACAGAATCAGCATTCATATAATCTGCCTCATCAATAATGATGATCTTTGGAGCATCACTTAGAGAAACAGTAGAAGCAAAGTTCTTTACGGTAGTTCGAAGAGTGTCGATGTGACGACCTTCGTCCGATCCGTTAATCATAATGTAGTCAGCACCAACTTCGTTACATAGTGCTTTAGCAACAGTAGTCTTACCTACACCAGCTGTTCCGCAAAACAGAAATGTAGGCAACTCACCTTTAGCGATATACTCTTTAAATGTGTTCTTCAAAGACTCAGGCAGAACACATTCATCAATAGTCTGTGGGCGATACTTCTCGACCCACAGAAACTGCTCATCACGAGATTCAATCATAATATAACTCCGAGTAATTTACGTCTTATTAAAATTCTTATTATTTGGGAACAATGTGGTAGTGTCTTTAATTGCAAAATTAAAAGTCATACACATTCTATCTTCCTGAGACAGATTCTTTGTGACAAAATGCATCAAGCTCCCTGGGAAAATCAACATCAAATTTTCTTTAGCATCAATTTGATGGAATACCTCAGTGAACCTGTTACGATCAACAAAGTATTTTGGGGCATAGTTCCAGCATCTTGTATTATCGCCATGCTGGAAAACAATGTTACCAGAATCAGGTGGAACCTTAAAATAATATACAGCTACAATCGTGGTGCCAGGATGCACATGTGAGAACACGACATCGTCTGGTCCATTAATGTTATACCAGCAGCCATTCAAAACTAAGCTACAAGATTCTTTAGCTCCAAGTTCTCGAATGCATTGGCTGGCATTTTCTGTAGCAAGCGCAACAATCTTTTCTAATGCAGAATTAGATTTAATCTGCGCTTTAGACAGTAAGTAGCTAATCCACTTTAGACCAGCAGACCTAGCCTCACCAATATAATTGTTTGGGTTTCGGTTTGCTGTGTCAATTTCATACAGGGAGTTTGCATGATCAACCAGTCTGGCAGTATCGACATCATCAATATCGAAAGACCAAACTGGTGTGACAAACAAGTCAACCCTGTTCATAATCAACCTTCGAAGGTTGAGTCAGCTTCTACTGCGACGTAATAAACCAAATCGCCAGTGCCTTTGAAACGAGAGATTTTCTTAGAAGAAATGCTAACGTCATAATCGCCAGGAAGCATCTTCAGGTTTTCAACTTTCAAATTGATCTTGAAAGTTTTATCGGTAGTACCGACAGCTTCACGGAACACGTTAGCCGTGGTGTTCTTCTTGTCACCAACAACAGCAGTGATAGAAGAACCATCGCCAACGATAGACAAGTCTTCAGAACGAAGAACGCCAGCAGTCTTACGGATCATGTCCAACTGATCGCTGGACAGTTTGAATTCAATCTCATGCGCTGGGAATGTGATTGCTTTTTGCGGTGCGACCAAAACTTCAGGTGCTGCAGCGAAGTATTTGATGCTGCGACCACCACTCTTAATGGTGACGTACTTGTCGTTAAATTCCAACTCGGGATCGTCAAACAGAGACATCGCACCCAAAAATTCATTCAGGTCATAGATACCAAAGTCTGCAGGGAAAGTTTCCCCAACGACAGTGTCAGCCATCACGTTCTTTTGTGAAGAGATGGTTGCGAGTTTGTTACCTTGTTTCAAAAGCAAATTGCTGTTGATGCCAGCAAAGTTCTTAATAACGGTAACTGTTTCTTTAGATAGTTTCATATGTTCTCCTTCAAAGTATCATAACTATGTATAAATGATTATACGCTTGGTGGGTAAAAATGTAAAATTTATTCAGATGCTTTAGCAATTTCTTTGTATCCAGCCAATGATGGGTGCACATTATCTGGTTGCATCCTCTCTGTTTTTAAAACAGTATCGTGATATTCATTGGCAATCTTCCAGACTGCTGCCTGTGCTTTCGGAAACTTGTTGCTCGGCATTACCCAAAACACTCTCTGAGCATCTGTCAGTTTACGAATGGTGCGAAGTTCTTCTTCGGTGTTCTTTACGTATGCATCATTTGATCCAAGAGAAATAATAACATGCTTGGCAACCAGTGGTGTGTTTTTGATGTTAGCATCCAACCACTGCTTCGAGTTTATTCCACCCTTAGCATAAGCGACGCATTCTTTGCGTACGTTAGCTACACCAACTGCTATTGAATCTCCTGCGATCAAACAGTCTATCATTTATTTTCCAATCATCAGACCAGTCATGTTGCTAGGAACAACAATAGTCTGAACCTTGCCATTCTTAATACCCTCAGAGATGTTCAGTGCAGCTTGAGCATTCATAAAGGCGATAGAACTGGCAGAGTTATTAGCCAATGCAGCCATACGTTCTGCTTCTTTGCGAGCAGTGGCAACCTCAACTTCTTTCTGCTTGTATTCATTCTTAGCACGAACGAGAGCATTAGCAGATTCAACAACAGAATCAGCAGGAACAATGTTACGAATTAGAACCTGTCCGATAACTAGACTACCATCAAGTTTCTCATCAGCAAGACTCTTTTGAATTTGTTCACGGATAGCCTGTTCCATTTGCTGACGATTGTCTGCCATATCCAGTGCTTCGTACTTACGTGCTTCCTTGTAGATAGCATTACGTGCAGCTTGAACAATATAGTTATACATCAGATAGATGTCGCCATTATGTTTAGCGTGAAAGGCTTGGCTCTTTTGGCTATACAATTCAGCGACTTGGGTTTGATTGATGTTATAAATCACCACAGCATCAAAGTCTTTCATAGTGCTGTTATCCTTGGCGACAGGGGTCATGTCATCCAATTTCACGTTGACATCTTTCACTGGGAATGTCAGAACGTCACCAATCAACACTTGGTTAAAAGATCCAGGCAGCAACTCTCCAGGTTTGACTTGTTTATCAAAACCAACACGGACACCCACTTCACCAGTTTCAATGCGAGTGCAACCAGTAGCCAGTGCCATAGCTGCAACGATAGCAGAAATCTTCAAAACTTTTTTCATAATCAATCCTTAAAATAAAACAACAAACACTGTGAGAAAAACCATAGCCAATGTAGCACACAAGATGCTATACGCAGTAATCTTGACGAAACTCCACTTGTCCTTTAGCGTGAGTTCTCTGTAACCTTTGATACCAAACCAACAGATGGCAAAGGATACTAAGAATGCTAAAACAATTTTAATCATTTCTTCTTTCCTTTGTACTTGTTGAATTCGGCAACCAACTCCTCATGTTTTTCTGCGGAACAATACAACGACCATTCACGAACAATTTCTTTCTCAGTCACACGCTCGACACCCTCACCAGAAGTAGTTACCATTGGTTCTGACAACATATATCCAATGATGGTTTTGGGCAAACCATTTTCCCACATACGTTCAATTGAGAACGCTTTCATTGTATCCCAATCAATAGAGAATGATGCTTTAGACATTTCTGACTCAAGACGTTTCCTGTATACATCATTTGCATATTTGAGATCTTTATTTTCTCGCTTCAACTCTTCCAGTTCAACTTTCAAATTTGAAAAGGTAAGTCTATCAATACCAAACATCATAATTATTCCTTCGAGTATTTCACATCATGTTCATAAAGAAACATCAGGCAACACATTGCATGCGCCAGATGGTGGATACCAGATTCTGGATCCATCTCTTCACCTGCTTTGTATGCCCACAGGTGTCGTTGAAGGGCATCAAAATAACGACGCTTGGAATCGGGCACTTGTTTCCAATTGTCTGGTTCGTATTTCTCTGCGCCAAAAGTCAGAACCTTTACGGTCTCTGCCAGTGCCAAGGGTGGAAGTAAACCATACTGTAGTTTACCACCATCAAATTTTCTACCACCAGTTGTAGCTAG